TAATAGTGCGGGCTGCAGAATTTGCGTTTGAATCAGTATTTTTTCTATAAGTAATAGTTAAGGTGGTGTTCGATGGAACAACTCCTAATTTTTCAGTTTCTGTCAATTTTGAAGGATCAAAGGAGAAATCCGTGGTGTGTTCTCTGCCATGTCTATCGAACACAACCCTACTTGGGTCAAGTACAACATTATCATCTATGGTCTCTTCAGAACCAAAACCAAATTGTAAAAAGGTTTGATTTCTTTCATTTACCACTGTAAATCTTCTAGGGACAGCCACTGGTTTCATAATGTTAGGGACCGTGCTAGAATCTGAATTTGTATTTATGACACTTCGGTATACCACATTTTGCGAAAGATAATCAACTTCATAATATTCGCGACCTTGAGAGTCAAAAACTGAAACTATTTCTGTTAGTCGACTATCACTAATTTTAACTCTACGAAACCTCTCATAAGCCCCAACAGCGACTTGCGCTCGTTTTATCTCTCCAGAAGTTACTCTACCTTTGGCCCTCACAGCATATGATTCTGGAATGCCTGTCGTACTATTTACTGCAGCAACTACAATTTCATTCGTGGATAAGGAAAAGTCTACATCGTCTATTAGCGTAAAAATACTGCCACGAGTAGTGCTAAATTTACTGCCCCTTTTCAATGTTGGCATATATGTCGTGTCCGGACCTAAACCTTCTGTGACAGCCGGAACCACGACGAAAACTTCAATCTCACCAAATGAGGAATTACTTCGCCTAAACTTATATCCCTGCTCTCTACCCAGTCTTAAGATGTTATCAAACTCTACAGCGGTATCTAAAAAGGACTCATTAGTTTGATAATCTAAATAAAATGATAATATATCTCCAATGTAAGAGACAGAATCCAACATCAAAGAGCCAAAAGAAGCTTCACTAAAATCTTGAAATGTATCAGGATAATACCTTTTGGCATAATCCACAAGATCTCTCTTTATGGTTGTGAAATCTCTACTAGTATATTTTATTGTTGGCCTTCTTTTTGACATTTATTTTCTCCTTACTCAAAGCGAGGTAAATCATTAAGTTGATAATTCTCCCTAAGAGTAAATGATTGTATCTTTTTTATTGGTGTTATAAAATATCTAACTCTCACCGTGAGGAACTTATCTTCTGCAAAAAACTCCACACTTCGTACTTCTAAGTAGGGCATATATTTATTGACTTGTGAGCGGATCCTAGTTTCCACTCTATCATGTGTTGTTGGGTGATTTTGTTCAAACAAAAACCTTTTTATACCAATTCCAAACCTAGGATCCATTATTCTCTCACCAGGGCTAGTAAACATTAACATCTTAAAGTTTTGAGCGACCAGTTCACCATAATCTTTGATCAGGGCGTATCCGTCCAGATCATCGCGAAATAATGGTAATTTAGGTGCTAACCCTGCCATATGCTATTCATCACTGTGTTCTCTATCCTCGTCTGTAAATTCAAACCTTTCATTATTGTAAAAGACTGGTTCTCGACCCTCAGAAAACACTCTCCTCTTTCTGTTTTTATAAATCCCTGCGTTTCCTCCAACTGATTCTATAGTTCTGTCTCTGTATTTAAAATCATTCATGTTTCTAGAACTATCAAATATTGATTTGAGAGTGTCTTTTACTTGATCAAACGCTGCTAAGAACCTAGAACTCCTATTATCGGAAAACACCACTTCAGTATAAATAGTCATCAAAGACAATATTTTTTGAAGTGGAAAACAATGCTCAAATAAAATTTTGAATCTATCTTCCTTAACCATTTTATCTATTAGGCTATTTAATTGTCGACTGTCAAATTCTGGAATAGTTGTCGAAGGGAACGTCTCCTCTGTAACCACACTAACCAAAGGTAGTGGATATGTAATGCGATATGTCTGAAATTCTTGCTCAACAAACAAAGAATCGTCTCCAACAACTTTTACATTCTCAAATCGCTCCATCAATCGGAAAGCTCTTAGCTGATCTGGTTTGTCGTAAAGAGGAGACACTGGGTTTGGAACATCTTCAAGTAGTGCATCAAGTAACTGTGCAGCTGCGACTGTTTCCGATTCAACATTAGTGTGATCGTGACCAGTCCCACTCCTCTTGACATCACCACCCTCAATTCTGTGCTCGTGAACATCACTAGTGGGGCCGGAATACCCAACAGTGCGACCATCCCCAGTTACAAAATCAAGATCATCCAAAACCATATAGTGCTCATGACTGTCATCTTCTGATGTTAATTCAAAGGCTCGATCGCCGCTTGCAAGAGTACCAAAATCTAAAGACTCAGCAGCGGTATCTGCATATCTAAATTGGAATGCCTCCTCATGTTGTCGAAGCAATTTTGATGGCATCTTTGTTAGATTTGTTCTATTTCTAAGATCTGAATCTAATTCTGGTATATAAACTAATCTTAGTCCAAATCTAACACGCCTAGCGCTAATGGGTATTTCTGTTGCCTCCTCAATTGACACAATAAAAGTTCCCTCTTCGTTCTCATATTGGATATATCTTTCCAATAATAGGCCGCCATCCTCAAAAGTTTCTAATCCAGTCCTTAAAGTATTAAGTGCCTCTCCTACTTGTCCCTCGTCTAACCCTCCACCAAATCTTTGCACATCACCAATGTCTGGAATTTTTTCAAACCTGTCCAAATAAACATATTTGGGATTCCCAGTAAGGGGAGCGTTATCATCCTCTGCAGCCTTTTCCGAAACATTAAACACGCCATTCGGTTTATTGGGAAACTTAATCATGTTTCGTAATAACGTCTTGTATATTGTGCGTTTTCGACGTTCAGGGAATATATCAAAATCTAATATGTCCTCTGACATATCTAAAATTATCTTTTTGATAATATAATTTAAAGCGCCATGTTTTCCAATCCCGTCTGGCGAATCCAGCTGGTTTCCAGTCATAGGGTCTTGTAAAGAATCATTGCCCTTACTCCACTCTTCTCTATATAAAATCATAGCGGAGTCCTCTATATTCTCATAATAACCAGGAGCATATGGATCTAATCTCACGGCACCTTCACGAACTTTTAGGGAAACATACTCAGCAAAATCCTCACTTATCACATCTTCCTTTCTGAAAACATCAAAAACGGGTAGAGTTCTTAGTATTATCTCTACAATTTGCATACGCAATATTAGTTCCGTAGAACTTGCCAACATAGTATGCTCCATAGGTGCTGTGGGGGGTTCGTCACTTTCTGGAATATAATCCTCATACCTTTTCTTTGCTTTTTCCTTTAATTCATCTAAATCTAAAATAGTTGTGTGGGTTCTTCCGCTAGTATCTGAAGATGGTTCCAATCTCCAGTTCATAACCTCTGGATCTGTCTCAGCATTCAGAATTTTAGAGGACATAATTTCATCAGCAAACATTGTTATAATATCAGCCATTGTTCTGTAATATGCAATATTTTCTAAATATTCCGTAATACTTGATGGATCAACATCTGGCATATTTTGTTTAAAATCTTCTGTTGCAATTGCTGCGAAAACTGAAATCGGATTGTTCACAGGATCACCGGTAACGGTGACAATTCCGCCTGCGCCTGTGGTTGTACGTCTAAGACCCTCTAATATATTTGGAACATCAGAATTGTCGGGATTATATTTAGATAAATCGATCACCTCTTCTGTTTTTATTTGCAATAAAGAATCATTATTATATGGTCTAAAATTAGGAGCAGGAGCATTTATAGTATAAACAAACTTATTTTGTCTATTTAACCCTCTCAAGTCAAAGAACAAGCTGTCGCCCTCTACCTGTGTTGGAAGCTCAAACGTGACACGCCCAGTAGGTCGACCCTGCCTATCTCTTCCTAAAGGTTCTGATGGGAAAGTAATGTTTTCCAAGGAGGATTGTACCGGTAGAAATATACGATTATTGATTTCATCCTTGTGCATCTCCATACCACCTTCAGAGGGAGCACCCGCTATAAAAAGTGGACCCAAAGCTCTCATAGTCCGATCACGGGATTTCATTTGCTCATAAGCTAATCTGGAACCACCTTTAAAACATAAAGATTGTATAAAACCATAAGGACCATGCAGTGCCTGTTCTAAAGATACCTTAACACCTTCAAATGTAGCCTCTAAGGTTCTTTCAACCATATATCTAACTGATGGTGGTGTTGAGGATGCTAGTGCATTAGGTGTTTTGCCAAGCACTTGTGGTACAGGTATTTGGGCATTTTCTTTTTGTGTTGCCGACAACATTGCGCCAGCTGTTTCTGTTTTTCGACAAGTAATCTTTGCTATTTCATCTTTGATTCGATCTGTAGGCAGCCTATCTCCGAATTTAGTGCTAAAAAGTAAATTTTCTGCATCTTTAAATGAAATCTCACCCTTTTTAGCATCAGGGTTATCTAAGATTCTTTCTCTTTGTTTATCAATAGCATCGTCTCCAGCGTATGTAGCCATATGAAAAAAGAAATCTTGAATTTCTCCCTTGTTCCTTAATTGGTTTACAAACACGCCCGCCAAGCCACTATATTGAGGTTGATTTATAATGCGACTAATTACTGCATAAGTGGTCCCTAGGAGTTTACCCTCCATTAAGGCCAACATTTCCGTCGATGTAAGCGATCTTGAAATTTCATCCAATAATTGACGAAGTTCTGCGCCCATTGCTGCTTTTTCTTCAACAGTGGTGCAAACAAAAGCCTCCAAAATCTCTCCCATTGAATAGTTGAAAACTTCTTGATTTTCTGTTGGTTCTAGCCCAAGTGAAGTAAAGAAAGCGTCTTCTATATCAAACCCACCAAAATCTATATTTGTGCCAATATCTATATCATAACTTGCGTCCAAGCAAGAACATATTGCAGTAGGGCTTAAACCACTGATACTAATGGTTGCGCCCAATATCTCTTTTAACAAACTTAGAAACATGGCAGTTAACCAGCGCAAAAGCAGTTCTTCTAAGTTAGGGAGAACCCAACTCATAAAATCAAAAGTGGGTAAGTCAGGAAATTCTGGAATTTTTGGAAACGCAATTGGTGGAGGCAAGTCCGGCAAAATAGGAGCACAGATGACTTTTGCAACAAGAAATTTTCCTAATGCAGCAATTATCTCCTCTGCAACTCGACCAGTTGCCCTAATGTTTACATCGTTAGAATAAAATAAATTTAATCTAGCATAAGCTTCTGCCATTTCCAAAGTGAAAAATACACCTACGTCGACTATTTCAAGCCACAAATTAATGCTGGCGGCACGGACACTTTTAGGAGGCCCTTTGGGAACTTGCTCTATTGATTGTTTTATTGCAGATAAATTAATCTTTGGATCTTTTTTTCTTGCGCGTAAATCAATTTTAGTAAGTTCAAGTGGAAATATTTCTGATTCTGATGCTGATATATTTGCAAACTCACATATTGTAGATGTATATTCGTTCGCCTTCTCTTCAGATTGTCGTAGATTATCAACCATGGCTAATCTAAAATCTGACATTGTTTGCCTAGCTAAAAACAAAGCTTCGTCGGCAGCGTCTTCAAGTTCAATCAAATTTTCAACTTGTTCTATAAATAAATTTATATCCCTAGCAACTTGCCTATAAAACACTTCAACAGTGCATTCCAATAAATCTCCCAAATTTGGTATTTTTCCAAGGACCGCAGTGGCCGCAAAGCCTGCAACAGCACCCATGTCAATTTTGTTTAGAATCTGAGAAAAAATCTTTTGTACTGAAGCTCCGTTGGCTAATTGTTCAATCAATAAAGGAATATTAAAAACTACATCATCACCAACATAGTGGCTTCTGTTTTGTGCCAATCTTGCAATTTTCTTAATATATGTCGCTGACTTTATCTGATTAGATTCCTTGGCAAAAGCTCTATAAGATTGATAAGCCGCGCCAGCAGTAGAAAGAGTATTTTCAACTGCCTCAACTGTGTCTTCAGCCCAGTCAATGTAATTATATGTATCCAATTGTCTTTTTGGAGGGGCTTCAAACCCTAGGCGACTAGCTATACCCAATAGTTCTTCCCCGGCTGTTCCTGGTCTAAATTTTGGACATGGCGGAACAGTTTTCTCTATCAAAAATTCAGTCAATGTTGGTCTAGACGAAGGGGATGACAACACTGCTGCCAATTCAGGAAGATTACATAAATACCCAGATGTTCTAGGATTATCAATTGGATTGGTGTTCCGAAAAGAATCCAAACCCACACTTGCAATTTGCCCATCAATTGACACACAAACCAACTGACAATCACTAAAACTAAGCTCAATTTCACTATTTTCGTTTGGAGGAGTGCAATTATCCTGTAATAAACTGTCGATTCCAGAAATGACATCCCTCAAGCGAGAAGCCTCGTTCCCTAAGTTTATGCCTGGAATTTTATCGCAATTTTCTCTATCATATCTATCTATTTCTCGTGATACAGTATCAATCTGACCAACGAGGTCAGCATAAGTCGACTTGTTTCTCTTATTAATTAATCCATCAAATTGACAACTATTAATAAATTCAAACTTATCAAACTCTCCAGCTGGTATTGATACTAAGAACTTATTACCCTCTGCAGGTCGAGGGGAAAGTTCATAATCCGCCGTTATTTGCATTCTTTTACGGCGAATTCTAGCAGGCATTGCCCTAGAATAGAACCTAGTTAGTTGCTCAATTCCCTTTTTTATAATTCTATTAGGTATTGTGCTATCGACTGGTACATAATCTGATTCTACAGTAGTGTAATATCGAGCTTCATTTACGCTGTAGTACGGCTCGTGTTCTGTTCTTTTGGGCCAATCAACTGGGACAATGTTCGTATAAACTGAATTTGCAGGCAAACATTCTGCCCTACCTTCATCAGAAGGAACAGGTCTTACTTCCCCCTCTAATATATCCGCATACTGGCTCGGTAGGAACCCCAAAGCTCTTTCGGCCTCCTCCCCAAAAGTAACATCAGTTACTTCTAATTCTAGCGGAGCTTCGTACACTATGGCCATGGGAGGCTCTACCACTAAATCGCGTAACAAATCTGAATCTATGTCATGATTATGTTCTCTCAGTGCGCCGGCTCTATCATAACGAACAAAATTTTTCTTACTTATAAACAGCGCGCCGTCGAGCCCTGGTATTATTAAGTCTGGAAGAATCTCCTCTCTGGCACCACCTAAATAATTTCTTGTTCCCCCGCCTGCGCCGGCTATAATAATATCTTCAAGATTAGAAATAATACTTACAATATCAGGATTTGAACCAATTGGGATAAGAATATTATCATCACTTACAAATCGATAGTCTCCAAGAGAATATTTTGAAGTTGGAAGCATGTCGCTAACCTCGCTTTTAAGAACAAACTCCTCTAAAGTGTGTTCGTGAGGATCCGGCCGAATAATGCGACCAGCGAGTGGAGCATCTGAGTGTTTATAAAAATCTGGAATTATCTTTGAGGTATAATTTTGTGTGCGACCATTGCCACTTTCAGTTATGGACATCTCATCTAAATATAGACGATGTGTGTGAGTAAAATGATCTAGTTCAATATATTCTCTACCTGTTGAATCTCTGATAACTCTTAATTCTGCCATGATAAATCCTAATT